CTTAACGCAATTATTTCTGGATCTCTTTATGGTGGGATCCCAATGGGAAGATTGACAGGATTTGTTGGTCCTGAGTCTTGTGGAAAAACTCTTATGGCAAACAAGATTATGGCTAATGCCCAAAAGAAGGGTATGTATGTAGCATATTTTGATACAGAAGGAGCTCTCGATGAAGCTACGGCCAAGCGTCTTGGTTGTGATACATCAAAGATCAAACACGTTCCCTCCGAGATCACTGAGCAGTGCAGAAATGAAATTGTTCAGTTTTTAGGATCAATTGTTGCTAATAATCTTCAAGGTCAAGTGTTACTTGTTATTGATTCTCTTGGTAATCTTATTACTACACAGGAAAAAAAGAAAATAGATGAAGGAACCGATACGGTTGACATGGGAAATAGAGCACGACAGCTCAAGAGTTTAATGAGAGCTGTTACGCACGCTGCAGCAAAGGCTAACTGTCCAATAATTTTTACCAATCATATTTACGACGATCCTTCACAACTCCATCCTTCAGCAATTAAAAAGCAAGCGGGCGGTTCAGGTCCTTTGTATATGGCTTCTGTTACAGTACAAATGGCTAAAAAAACCGAAAAGGCTGAAGATAGTAAAAATAAAGATTCTAATTCAGAAACCACAATTCTTTCTAAAGGCATCAATGGTCTTACATTAAGAGCTTTAACAACGAAGAATCGCTTCGTAACTCCATTTTTAGAAATCGAAATGTATTTAAATTTTAGAACTGGTTTAAACAAATATTCAGGTCTATTAGAGATGGCAGAAGGTTATGGGGTTATCGAAAAGCAAGGTCATCGCTATGCATTCAAAGGAGAATCTCTCGGATTCTTTAAAGATTGGAAAGACAACGAAAGTGTTTGGAAAAAAATTATGCCCGCTCTTGAAGCTAAATTGCAAACCGAGTTGTGTTTCAAAAACGAATCAAACGAGTCGTTTTTGACAGATCTAGATAATGATATTGACGACGAGCTAAAGCAGTAAAATAAGAGCTAAAAAGATAAATATATGCGTGAATATTATTGAAAGAAAACTTAAAGAATCGGGGTTAGTTTACGTTACAGATTGGAATCTGTCAGAAATAACAAATTTGGAGTGTATAAAAACTTTAAGTAAAGACAGCAAAGGAAAATTTCCATATTTCTATACGTGGTATGCAAAATACCAAAACAACACATTTAAATTAAATTTGTGTAGAAAAAAAGAGGTATATCCTTTTATCTTTCATATCTTTTGTAAAGATTGTAACATTTCTTTAAAAGAAAACGTAAAAATTAGTTCATTGTTTGCTTTTACTACTTCGGATATTAATGAGTTAAAGTATTCAGAAAGGTTTTCAATAATATGTAAAAAATGTTCTAGTAAAAGAAATGGTACAGAAACAAAAGATAAAGCCAGACAAACGTGTCTAAAGCGTTTTGGATATGATTGCAGCTTTAATAAGCCAGACTTCCACACCAAATCAAAAGAAACCAAAATACAAAAGTACGGATTAAACTATCAAAGGAACGCCGCCAAAAAATCTCAACAGACATATTTTAACAAAACTGGATTTACACACAATATGAGAAATCCTGATTGTGTAAAGCATCATGTAGAAAACCGACGACTAACCATTTCACGTTGGAATCCAGACCGAAAGTGTGAATTTAACAAAAAAAGACTTCTTTCATACTCTAAAGACGAATCTCAAGGTTTATTCGGTAAAAAAAACAAAAATAAAAACAATCGTAGCAAGATTTCTATAGATTTTTATGAAAATTTAGTTAATAACACCCAACACTATATATGTGTCGAAGAACAGATCGGAAGATATATAGTAGATTTTTTAATTCCAAATGTTTGTATAATTGAGTTTTACGGAACATTTTGGCACGCTGATCCTAGAAAATTTAAAGCAGACGACATAATTCGAGTTAGAAACGGAGCAAACGACAATCCCACAGCTTATAGTATATGGAAAAGGGACACAGACAGAATTAAATTTTTAGTAGAAGAAACCAAACTCCCGTGTATTATTGTATGGGAAGATGATTATAGACAGAACAAACAGAAAACTATCAATAAAGTTTTGAAAAAGATAAAATGTATTCACAACAAACATTTAACGCATGAGTAAAACTCCTATTCAGCCCAAGCTTGACTTGGATTATTTTGAAAACATTCTATTGTTTAATGCCTTATCAGACCCAGAGTATTTAAGCTCCATTGTATCTCACTTAGATCCATCTCTATTCGTAGATAAAAGCATCGGCAAAATTGTTAGTAAAATAACTGAGTTCTTTTCTCAAAGAGGGTCTGTACCTACAATTACAGAGCTTAAAGCTCGGATGACGTCTGATGACGATAGAAAGGCTTTAGATGACGCAAAATCAAAGATAGCACAGTTACAAACTTCATTTAACAAGGATGAACTTGCTATAAACACTGAGCGCTTTCTTAGAGAGCGTTTTATATACAAGACTATTCTTAACGTAGCTGATAAGTTTTCTGATCAATCATTTCAAATTGAAGAAGCACTTGTTGAGTTTGAAAAGGCATACAATATTACACTTTCCGAAAACCTCGGTCATTGGTATTTTGAGGACATTGAGCGTCTTACAAAAGAGCTTACTTCTACGTATAACCCTATTCCAACCGGGTGGAAGTTTTTTGATGATAAGTGTGAGGGAGGAATGTTTCCGAAAACACTTACAGTTTTTGCTGGCCAAGTCAACGTGGGTAAATCAATTGTATTAGGAAATATTGCAGCAAATATGGTACTTGCTGATAAAAATGTTTTACTTGTTACATTGGAAATGTCTGAGTTCATGTACGCAAAGCGAATTAGCAGCCAACTCACACAAATTCCTCATGGAGATTTGAAAACCTTTACTAATGAACTGAAAGAGCAAGTAGACAATATTAAGAAAACTCTTAGCAGCCGTTTAGTCATTAAAGAATATCCACCGAAGACTGTTACAGTAAGACAGATCGATTCGTTCATCACAAAACTTAAACACAAAGGGTTTGTTCCGGATATTATTGTAGTTGACTACGTAAACTTAATTCATCCTATTGCTAAGAATCTTAATTCATACGAATCTGTGAAGGAAATTTGTGAGCATCTACGAGCTTTATCCTTTAAACATAGTCTGCCAATTGTCAGTGCTACACAACTCAATAGGGGGTCGTTCAACACTGTGAGTCCTGGTATGGAAGGAGTATCTGAGAGTATTGGACTAGCTGCTACAACGGATGTAATGTGCTCTATTTGGCAAGATGAAGAGAGCCGCGAGATGGGAGTTATCAACATGGGAATGATGAAAAATCGTTTTGGTCCTAATTTTGGCTCTGGGGCCTTTAGATGTAACTACAACACATTGACTCTAAAAGAAACGTCGTTGGATTATTTTGAAAATGATACTCCATCTACAGACAATGTTGTCAGAAGCGTTGATGATGCGTTAAATAAACTTTCTAATGACTAAAGAGCCAACAGTAATGATGCATAGTGATCTTGATGGTTTAACGTCATATCTTGCACTCTGTTGGGCTGTTGGAAAAAAACTAAGTTACGCTGTCTCAACACCTATGAAACTTGAAGAGGATGTTGATAAACTCCTCGCAAGGACGACTGAAGACACCCCTTTGTATTTCTTGGATTTAGATGTATCAAAGGTAGGAGACAAAATTGATAGAAAAAACGTAACTATTATTGATCACCATAAAACAAATCTTTATCCGTTTAAGAACGCCAAAACAACGATTGTTAATTTTAGTTCATGTACCAAATTAATTTACAAAAATCTTATCGAGCCCAACAATTTGCCAGTTACAGTAGCCCAAAAGACCTTGATTGCTCTTGCAGATGATTGGGATTCAAACACTAGAGCAACTACTCTCTCAGAAGACCTTAATATAGTCTATCATAGTACAAAAAATAAGGTTGCGTCCTTCATCGAAGATTATTATGAAGGTTTTAAACCTTTTGATAAATTCAAATCAAACACTATCTTGCTCTACAAGAAGCATAGAAAAGAATATTTGAATACATTGAAACCATTTATCGGAATTGTTGAGTTTGAAGGAACTCCTGTTCAAGTTGGATCAGTCTTCTGTGACAAATATGTTGCTGAATGCTGCAACTTTCTTTTCGAAAAATATAAAGTAGAAGTAGCAATTGCTGTGATGGTTGAGCAAAAAAGAATTGCTGTAAGGAGATCTCCAACAAACCATTTAGTGGACGTTTCCAAATTTGTACAAAGAATTGCTAACGGCGGTGGCCATGCTGCTGCAGCTGGAGGAAACATTACAGAAGAGTTTATTGAATTTACTAAGATGTTGAAGCCAACAGAATAACGGTTAAATACCGTTACAATGTTTTCTGCTAACTTAGAACTCGACACATCAAACGCTAATCCTTTAGATAGAATTCGGTCCAGAGAATTTATAGACGGTGTGCTCAAAGCCGGATCATTCATTTCGATGCTCGAAAACAAAAAGATTAACGTAACTACGCTGTTTGTTCTTTTATTTGAAAGCCCCAAGTACCAAGACTTCTTTACAGAAATTACAGCATCAGATTCCTTTAAAGAATCTATCCTTTCTTTGTTGTATTTACACCCAACGCTTGTCAAGAGCAAGTTTACCAAAAGTGTAATCAGAAAAGCAAACGGTAAAAAAGCCGCTAAAAGAACAATGCTCGAGTCTTAGAGGAAGTAGTTGATTTAGCACGCGTTTGTTGTATGATAAACCTTTATGGATGAGCTAACAGAATTAGAGCGCCTTCTTTATAATAAACACCTTATTGTTTCGCGTTCTCTTAAAAACAAACCATTCAAAATAAAAAAAGATTTTTCAACCATTGTTGCAACAGAAAAGCATAAGTTTTTAAAGAGAATAGCTACTCTTATTAAAAAGCATCCTGAGATCGATCCGACTACATTTTTTGAGGCTCCTTACAAGTTATATCCAGATGTTGAGTATTTTGGTCTCGACTATTTCTCAACAATGAGAGCTGTGAAGGCTTATACAACATACAAAAAGCAAATATTTTTGCAAAATCCTGATTCCCAAATTGAAAGCGTAAAAGAGTCTTTAAAGTTTATTGCTAGGTTTTGTATAGAAAACAATATATCTTTGCATCAATATCCAAATCATAGAAGTTCTGATGTGTTTGCATGGATGACGCACTACAAACAGAACAAGATTAATATTTACGTGATGATGGAGTTTCCAGATATATATTCGTCTGTACAAACGCTTGCTGAAGACATTAGAAGATTTTTTGTAAGTGAATTTATTGAGCAATTTAAACAACTAAGAAGTATGTACATGTCCTCGAAAGAGTTGCAGCCATATCTTAAAAAAGCTTTGTCTACTATAGATAATTTCATTTATTATGAGTTGACGAAATCCAAAAACAACGTAATATAAACAGCAATATGACAAACACAAAATCAATGTTCGACGCCATCAAGCAATCTCTTACCTCTTCTGAGAAGAACGGTGGAGGTAATGCTCTATACAAGGAGATTCTTAAGTTTACTCCAGGAAACACCTATCAGGTCCGTCTTGTTCCTAATCCAAAGGCTCCAGCCGATTCAATCTTTCACTACTACAATCATGGTTGGAACTCCAACTCTACTGGCAAGTTTGTTACAGCTCTCTGTCCTACGACATTTGGGGAATCTTGCCCAATTGATGCTTACTATCTTAAGACCTACCGTACTGGTACTGAGTCAGAAAAGGCTGCAGCTTCTGTCCTTTCTCGTAAGGAGGCCTGGATGGTCAATGTGTATGTAGTCTCTGACCCAGAGAACCCTGAGAACGAAGGAAAGGTCAAGATTCTTCGCTACGGAAAGGAACTTGCAAAGATTATCGACAGTGCCCTGAAGGGAGATGATGCTGATGAGTTTGGTGTCGAAAAGGTTTTTGATATTGAAGGTGGTTCCACTCTTCGCATTAAGTGTGAAGCTCGTACTGGTAACACTCGCGGAGCAAAGCAGTATGTCACATATGCTTCTTCCAAATTTCTCTCTCCTTCTTCAATTGACGTTGATGTTGAAGCAGTCTATGGAACTCTGCATGATCTGACTGCAGTCAATAAGCAGACCACTACAGCAGAAATGCAACGTATGCTTGACGAGCACTTCTTTAATCTTACGACTGGATCCGCTCCAGATGTTGAGGAAGAAGAGGAGGAGGAGACCTATACGGCTCCGGCTCATAAGAGCGAACCAAAATACCAAGCTTCTACAGATACCGTTGAAACAGACGAGTCAACCGACGATAAACTCAAGAAGCTTCTTGCAGACCTTTAAGATTTAAGTTGACATCTATTATAGAAATTTTATTATAAACATATGGAAAACACATTTGCAGATTATTCTAAACATATGCCTCACCTCAAATTTGAGTATGATGAGGAGTACTATCCAGAAGATAAGGATCTTCCAGATCCACAGGTAGATCCTGTGGTGTTGGGAGCCAGAGTTCCAATTAATAAGGTTGGAGTTTCTGGAGTAGATCTTCCTGTTAACTTTATCCGCAGGGACGGCACTACGGAAAAACTGACTACATCGGTTTCGTTGTATGGTTCGGTAGATAATCCAAACGCGAAGGGATTAAATCTTAGTCGGTTTCCGATTGTTATGCACGAACAAATTGCAAGTCACATTTCAATCGACGGTATTACCCATATTCTTGACGTTCTACAAAAGAAGCAAGGATCTAAGGATGTGTATTGTAAGATGAAGTTCAAGTATCCTTGGGTTCAAAAGGCTCTACGTACACGGAAAGAGCTTCCAGCAGATGCACCAGACGAACAGGTATTTAGAGTTGTCGACGGTGTCAAGCTTAGCCACGAAAAGATGGAGGGGTATATCTACTACAATTGTGTTCTGGAAGGCCAGAAGCATGACCAGAATTACAAGTTCTATCTTACAGTAGATTATGTTTATAGTTCTACGTGCCCTTGCTCATTTGAGCTAGCTCAGGATGCAATCTTAAAACGAGGAAGAGCTGCTAATGCGCATAGTCAAAGATCCATTGCAAAAATTACAATTCAGTTTGATCCTAAGAATCCTGTATACATCGAAGACGTTGTTGAAATGGCTCGTAAACAGGTTCCGACGGAGGTATTGGTTATATGCAAGAGACGCGACGAGCAGGCTTTTTCAGAAAAAAATTGTGCATTAGTATTTACCGAGGATGCCTCACGCTTATTTTATCAAGGCCTTGATCAGATGTACAACGATGGTAAGATTTTTGATTTTGCTGTATCGACTGAGCACGTGGAAAGCCTCCATAA